TTCTCGGCGCGGTTGCCGTTGGTGTTGGCGTCAGCGACGCGCACGCGGTTCTGCTTGTAGGCGTCCTGCAGGAAGATCGTCATGGCCGGGATGTCGAACTCGCAGCCCAGCTGGTTGCCCATCTGTGCGCCCGCGATAACGGTAGCGCAGATCGCTTGCCAGAAACGCTCTTCACGCTCGGCGCCGACTGCGGCATTGAACGCGTCCGACACTTGACGGACGAAGTCATGCACGACCTGCGTGTTCTGGCTCAGGAACTTGCCGTACTTCAGGCCCATCATGCCGTAGTTGTCTTCGAGCTTCTGCGTGATGTTGCTCGCGTCGAACGGCGCGATTTGCCCAGGCGCGGTCTTGTAGTCCACCTCGGGGATGTAATACTCGAACACGCGCATGAGGCCAGCGGTGTGCGTCGGCTGCTCGCGGATCACATAGTCGTTGAAGCTGATGTTCGAGCAGATCGTGAGAAGCGTCTGCCAGTCAGCGCGCTCGCGCTGCTCGATGTTGGACGTGAGGCGCGAGGGACCGACACCCTCGGTGCCGAAGATCACATCGAACACCTTCGCTTGGTTTTTCACGTCACGGATTTCGTCCCAGTAGACCGGGAGGTGGCGGATTTTCCCCATCTTGTCTACGACCGATCGCACGGTCGAGAGCGTCACCTCCTTCGTCTTCTTCGGGTGTGCCCACACCGCTTGCGCTACTTTTACTGCGGTGGACTTGCCGGCGCCGCCGGCGCCCCACGCAGACAGCAGCCCGATGTACTCACCGGAAATCTGCATCAACGGAGCGGCAAAGGAGCTGGCGACGATTACGTCCAGCTCAGGTCGCTTCTGGTCGGTGACCAGTTTGCAGGCGTCAAACCAAGGCTGCAAGTCACCGGTGGGAGTGTAGAGGCCACGGATTTGGGCGTCCACAGTGCCACTCGGCCGTTCGCTGCCGTCGTCTTGCATAACAATCCCTCCGTACACGAACCCACGCTTGGTGGAGTTCTCCACTAGCCATCCGAACGGCGTGGTCTTCAGCGCCGCCTGTGCTTCATGAAGCTTTGAAAGCCATGACACCATGAAAGGTCTCAGAAACCGTTCCTGCTCGGGTACCGGCTTGACACCCTGCTTGAACAGCGACGTGACCAGTTGGTGGATCGTCGCCATTTCGAGCATCAAGACAGACACCCCGCGAACGTCGGCGCTCGCGTCGAACGACGACAGAAAGTTCATGCTGTCGTTCGGAACCTTCTGCGCCCACGGCATCCTGATCCTGCTGTAGAACAGCTTAAGAATTTGTGTCTCTTCCTCGTCCTCGCCGTCGTCGTCCTTGCTCTTCTTCTGCACCGTGACGAGCTTGCAGATATGCCCGTCTGCGTCTACGATGTAGCCGTCGGGCAGGGAGAGGTCGGCAGCAGTCGGCAGCGGGGGTGGCGTTACCGCCGCGGTAAACGCGGGGGCAGCTTGGACCGGCGTTGCGGGCGTCGATACTGGCGCCTGGAGGGCTTCGAGCGCGATGTTAAGCGGCGACTTGCCGAGCTGGAAACGAGGGCACGTAGCGCACGCTGCGCATCCGGCTGCTTGAATTGCCTCGCAACTAGGCCAGCCAAGATCACGGTCAGCACGTTCCCTGGTTTTCCGATCCCAGAGCGCATTAGTGCTTTCTTGATTATAACCGGCATGTTTGTTTCCAAAACGGTGCGCGAGTCCATGTCCGTTCTCCAAGAAGGTTGCGAGTAGCGTGGTGAGGTTCCACTGCGGCTGGTCATAGTCCTTGCCGCCGGTGACGAGCGCGTCCGTGACGAACGCGCACTTGCCGAGTAGCGGCGCCCACGGCAGGGGCGGCAGAGGCTCTTTCTCTAGTCCCGCGGCGAGGCTCTCAGGTGTCAGCGCCGCGGCCCAGGCGGGCGGCGCACCGCCGAGCGTGAACGAAGGGTCTGCGATCGGGCTCGCCGCGCGCGTCGGCGCAGTAGCACCCAGCGGAGGAAGCACAGCAAGGTCTGTCGCGAAGTCATAGTCACCCTGAAGATGGAGCAGTTTCACCGGCCGCGGCGGGACAGTTTTCTGATTGAACGTTCCCGGGATGCGCAGGATACGGACGCTGTCCGATGTGCACCCGGCGTCGCAGCGCAGGCCATACTGCAACGCTGCCACCTTGAGACCATCGGCGAACGGCTGCCACTGGTCAAGCGCCAAAGGGACGCGGCTGATCCAGTAGACATGCACACCACCACCGGACGCGACGAGCGCGTTGGGCATCGGCAAGCCAGCGGCGTGCGTGAATTCGATGACGGCGTCGAGCGCCTCAGTCAGCGACGTGTAGCCCTTCGGTGGGGGCTTCACATCCACGTCGATCCATATCGCGCGGAACGACACCACGTTGGTGTGGTTGCGTAGCGCCTTCGGCCAGTTCTTCTTGGTGCGGGTGCAGTCGCGCTGCTGGGAGAGACAGAAATAAAAATCGGCCGGCTGGCCCTTGCTCGTTATCCACGCGATGGTGTCGAGCATATCCTTGATGTCGCGGGTCGCCTTGCCGCTCCAGAACTTCTTCTTGGAGTCGTTCTTGTCCGGCACGGCCCAGTGCACGTTGACGTACCCTGGGTCCTCTTGGAGAGGCCAGGGCACGACGCGCGCGAGGAAGTCGGAGACATTCGGCATTCCAGAAACTCAGGGTTCCACCGAAGCAGCGGGCTGTTCGCGTCACCCTCAAACCGCTTACGCCGTCTTAGGCATAAACTTCGCGAGAGCTGCATCGAGAACGTCATCCGCCTCGGTGGCCTCGCCGATGTCCGCGGTCGTCTGCGGAGCTGCCGTCGTCGCCGGCTGGATCGGCGGCGACACTTCCCCCGTGAGATCGAGCAAGCCCGTCGAGACCTGCGCCGGCTCAGAAGGGGATGCAGTCACAGGCGGCAGGACCTCCTGCACGGGCGGCGGCGTAGGCACCGGGACCGGTTGCACCGCCGCAGGTGCGACATGTGCCGTCGGGGCCGGGGTCAGCGATACCAACCCCGTCGAGATCGGAACGGCGGCCGGTGGCGCTACCGCGGCGGTAACCGTCGCCGGTGTCGCGGCAGGTGCAAGCGTCGCGGCCGCGGGCTGCGCAGTGATCGCAGTAGCGGCCGCTGGCGCGGCCAAAGGGCGAGCCGCCCCCTGGATGTTGCCGGTCTGATCCTCGCCGGTGATCCGCTTCGCCATCGGGTCGTTCCGCAGCGGCAGGACAACCGGTCCCTCCGCATCGGTCAGCTCCTGCAACGGACGGAACTGCATCTTCGGATGCGGCTGCGTCGGGTCGAAGCTGATCCGCGTGACGAATGAGCTGTAGTGCCAGCCCTGCCCGCGCATTGTTTCGCCGAACGTCGAGAGATCGTTCAGCGAGGCCGGTGGCACGCGCAGGAACACCGGCTCCATGAGTGGAGAGCCGAGCAGTGCGCGAGTCTGATTGGGCAGCAGCAGCACCGCGAGGCGCTTGTAGTCCGTGCACTCCCGGGTCTTGCGACCGTTCGCGTCGGTCTTCCAAACGTTGCGCGGGCAAACGGCGCACGATGCCGACTGCGGCTGGGTCACGTCCGTGTCCGGCGTGATCCCGTTGAGTGATGCGCAGATCGGGCGCTTGCCTTCGGACGCGTTGGGGTCATAGTCCTCGTAGAACGACTTCGACTTCTCGTGCGCCTGACGCAAGATGATCACGTCAATGTAGGTGATCGGCGAGCCGTCGTCGGCACGCGTGAACGTGTGGTGCTCACCCTTGTAGCGCAGGCTCCACACCTTGCCTTTGTAGCCGATGACGCCGTACGACGAGCCGATGCCATCGGCAAGGCTTTCGTCGGCCGGCAGGGCAGCGGCGAACACTGCGGCCGGGCGCTTGCCGGCGAACGGGATGGTGATCGCGTTGGACATAGCCTAGTTACTCCGGTTTGGCTGTCGGCCGGCGAACACCGACCGTACGGATGGCGCTGAGGTTCACCCCCGGCGGGGGCTGGAGGTTCTTCTCGGCGAAGTCGCGACACGCCGTACTGTTGGCGCGTCGGTCAATGAGATCGAACGCCTTGTTCTCGATCACATACTTCATGAAGGCGTCGGCGTCCGCGAGCGAGGCACTATATCTGGTGCTGAGGATCGCGGTGCCACTCGAAGTCTTGACAGACTGCGCCTTGGCGTTCTCCATGAAGTTCTGCAGCCACGCGGAGAGCATGTTCTGCAGATCGACAAGCGGCTTCAGTTCCGCTTCATGGCGTTCTTTGATGACGGCGATCCCGTCGCGGAGCTGAACGTACTGCGCGACGCGCTCGTCTACGGTGGCTTTAGTCATGGCTCCTGTTCTCGCCTGTCTGGGTGAAGATTTTCTTATTTGTTGCTGCCGAACACTGCGACTGCTCTCACAGCGCAGTCCTTTGCCTCTAACAACTTGCGGAGGCACACTGACCGCTCGGGCATGCGTTCGAGACGATCAACAACGAGGTACGCCAGCGTCGCGAACGGCGCGCTGACCAGCTTCAGATGATCCGGCAGATGCTCGTAGGCGAACGCTTTGAGCATCGGCTCTTCGGCGTCGTGCTTGATGCGCAACGCCTTCTCTGCCCGCATGCGCCATTCGGCTTCTTCAGCGCGGGATACGTCGAGTGGTTTTCCAAGCGGGGGTATCATAGGTTTCTCCTGGGTTATGTAAGGTCGCCAGCACTAGCATCTTTGAACATCGAGAGAAGCTGGTCCTGTATCTTCTGCTTGTTGC